AAGAATGTAGGAATGGGCTATGGCAAGTATTGGCGAGGAGTTATATTTCGTCGATCATATAAAGAACTTGATGATATTGTATCCAAAAGCGAGAGGTGGTTTTCGCAGGTATTTCCCGATGCTAGGTTCTTAAGAGCTAAGGGAGAATATAAGTGGGTCTTCCCTGATGGTGAGGAATTAAACTTTCGTCACTTTGAGAAGAAGGAAGATTACTGGAATTATCATGGACAGGAATTTCCATTCATAGCATGGGAAGAATTAACGACGTGGCCAGATGACTCATGTTATCAGACTATGTTCTCGTGTAATAGGACATCTTATGGGCCTGAGAAGGTTGATAGTAAGATTTGCTATAGTTGTAATGGCGAGAAGGTTAAAGGAAAGCCTTGTGAGCATTGTGGATGGGAGCCGCCAGAAAAGCTAATTCCTCAAGTTAGAAGCACTACAAATCCTTATGGTGTGGGCCATTCATGGGTTAAGTCTTATTTCATAGATAGAGCACCTAATGGCATTCCAATCAAAGATGAAGCAAGTAAGCGTACTAGAGTACATATAGCTTCGTCAATGTTTGAGAATCCTCATTTGAATGAAGAATATATCGACGATATAAAAGGGCTTGCTGATAAAAACCTCAGAAAGGCATGGCTCTACGGTTCATGGGATATTGTTGCTGGTGGTATGTTCTCGCATGTATGGGATAGTACTAAGCATATTATAAGTGAGTTTGATATACCATCTACATGGAAGCTTGACAGAGGCTTTGACTGGGGATCATCTAAGCCTTATTGCTGCTTATGGTACGCAGAGAGTGATGGCAGTGATTATGAAGATCATGAGGGTAATGAAATTCCAACTATCAAGGGTGATATATTTGTCATCTATGAAGAGTATGGATGGAACGGTACTCCCAATGAAGGATTAAGGCTGACTAATAAAGAGATTGCCAAGAGAATAAGGGATGTTGAGAAAGAGCATCCAATGTTTAAAGGGCGACGTGTCATGCCGGGGCCAGCAGACTCAGCTATATTCACTGTTGAGAATGGAAGGTCAATTCATGATGATATGAAAGTCATGGGAATTAGATGGCGGAGAGCTGATAAATCTCCGGGGTCAAGAAAGGCTGGTTGGCAGGTTATTATTCAGAAGCTGAAGAACTCAGTCAATAAAGAGGGGCCGGGATTATACTTCTTTGAGTCATGTATGCACAGCAGGAGATTAATACCAGTTACACCAAGAGATACCAAGGATATGGATGACATAGACACGGATTTCGAGGATCACTTACAGGATACACTAAGATATAGATGTCGTAAAAAATCAAGAAAAACTAAAGTCAGGAACGTATAATGTCTAATAGAAACGCAGAGATAGATTCAATAGATTCAAAACATCCAGATTATATAGCATCTGGCGATAAGATGGAATTGGTAGGTGATTTACTATCAGGTATACAAGCTGTTAGAGATAGAGGAACATATCTGCTACAGATGGAGAGTGAGAGCTCGGCAGAGTATGCTATAAGGAAGAATAGAAGCACTCTTAATCCGGGATTTACAGAAGCCATAATAGCGCAGTCATCTAAGCCATTCTCGAAGGAAGTTACAATAGAGAATTACGAGAAATTGTCTGATGATGTAAAGGCTATACTTAAAGATCTCGATGGGAAGGGGAAGAGTATTACAGAGTTAGGCAAGGAGATATTTGCTGGATGTGCCTCATATAAGGATGGGTTTACCTTTACGGATTTTGTATCAAGAGATGCAACGGACGGCAGAAGCTCTAGTGATGACACGGTTGAATCAACCAGAACATTTTCTTTCTTTATACCAAGGCCAGCTTTATTTAACTGGGACTTTGGCGATGATGGAGAATATTCTGAGATTAGATTTAAGACTAGCGAGTTAAAGAAAGTTGGTGCTTTCGGTAAGGCATGTGTCAAGGTGATATATAGGTGGACTCGAAATAGTTGGCAGAAGTTTGAGGAAGTGTCTGGTGATGATTGTGATGAAATGTTTATTGCCGACTCTGGGTCTAAGAATTGGCAGCTTGTGTCTAGCGGAGTTAATACTCTAGGTGTTATACCTATAGAGGCTACAGACTTTGGCCCTGTATGGCCTAATATTGATTTGGCGTATACAGTGCTAGAGCATTATCAAGATAACTCAGATCAGAAGAATATAGTTAGATTTTCCAGAACAGGCTTATGGTATGCTGCTGGGTTTGAAGACGAGGAACTTGATGGCTTTGCTGTCGGATCTAATAAGATTATATCATCAGCAGATCCTGATGCGAGTCTCTCAGTCGTCGAACACTCTGGAAGTGCAGTTGGTATAGGTCGAGAGGAATTAGCGATCTTAGAGAAGCGTATAGAGGCTTTGGCGCTTAAGCCAATCATAACAAGAGCTTCTGGTGATGTAACAGCAACAGAGGTTATTCAGACTAATGCTAATGCTTCTTCAGATATTAGAGCTTGGGGTTTAATGACTGGAAAGGCTTTGACTAATATTATAAGATGGATTCACCTGTGGCTTAAGAAAGAGATGCCAGAGGACGTTCGTGTTATAGTTTACGACGATTATGTTATTGAGGGATCTAGTGCTGATAACGATTTCTTATTGCAGAGTTTTGTAGCTGGTGGTATATCTCATGAGACATTCCTTAGTGAAATTAAGAGGCGTGGAACAATTGATAATAGAGTTGACATAAAGAAGGAAGCTCTGGCAGCTCAGGAAGAGGCTAAGAAGAAAGCAGAGGAGTTGAATAAGGCTCAGGAGGTTAAAGTCCCAGTTGATAATAAACTTAAAACTGATTAGAATTATACATTAATTGTGTTATATTGTCCCTTGTAGCAAGAGGCTACTAACGAGATGTTAAATAAGGAATAAGAAAATGGCATTTAAGGCATATTTAGAAAGTCTGGAAGGTTTAGAGGAAGGTCAAGAAGCGTTATATAAGGCTAGAGAAGGAGGTGGCTTTGTATTGGATGTGGAAGATGTTACTCTGGAGAGTGGAAGTGCATTTGGGCTTGCAGACTTTGGTGGACTTAAGAAAGCCCTTGGTAGTGAAAGAACTGCTGCGGCAGAGGCTAAGGCAGCTCTAAAAGCATTTGATGGAGTTGATCTGGAATCACTCAATGCTGCTGCTGAGTTTCAGGCTAAGTATAAAGGCAAAACTGATGATGATTTTGAGTCTAAGATAGCGGAGGTGAAGGCATCTTTCGAGGAGAAGCTTAAAGTAAGTTCTGAGAATATGAATGCAGCTCTAGCAGCTAAGGATAATGCAATGAAAGGCTCTATTGTTGAGCGAGTTATTGCAAAGCATAGAGATAAGCTTATGGAGAGTGAAGTTCTTGAGGGGATCTTGAGGCAGCACTTAAATGAGCGTATGGGATTAGATGAGAATGGCGGTCACCACATACTCGACGACAATGGAAATCCGCAGCAGTCTGGAAGATCCGACAGCTTAGGTAATATGGATGTTGAAGAGTATTTTAGTTCTATGCAGGATAATAAAACTAAGTGGGGTGCATTCTTTAAGCCTAATGATAATTCCGGTGCTGGAGTTGGTGATATAAAGCCAGTTAGTACAGGTAAGATGACTAAGGATGAATATAATGCGGCAACCCCAGATGCTAGACAGACATTCTATAAAGATAATGTAGCGTTCTGCGACGCTAATGGATATAACGACTAATACCCGACAAGGTATGGGCGGCTCATTAATTTGGGTCGCCCTTTTTTATTTCATGTATGAATATTTTATATTTGAAATAATATTTTAGAAATAAATTAGAATTAATCAATTTTAGTGCTATTTATATATATAACGGGCGAGATGCCCATTCTGTCTTGGGTACAATGCCCGATAATCTCTCCGATTTTAAAACCAAAAAGGTTATTATATTATGGCTTCAATGAGAATCTCTGACGTGTTTGTACCTCAAGCACAACGTAAATATATTCAAGAAAGATCAACAACCCTATCTGCTTTCTGGAGATCTGGTATTGTTGGTGGAAATGATTTTATCGCTAGAGCACTCTCTAGTGTAGGTGGCAATACTTTCAAGATGCCATTTAATAAGTCTATTGAGGACGATGTTGCCGAAGACGGTAATGACGACCCAACAGATCTTTTAGTTCCTGCAAAGCTTACCACTGGCACTGTTCAGGCCGTAAGACAAGCTAAAGCTAAGTCGTGGTCACAAATGGAGCTTGCTTCACTATTGGCTCAGAATAATCCAACTGAAGCTGTATCTAACATGCTTGCTAAGTTCTGGACTAACAACTATCAGAGTCTATTGCTCTCAGCTCTTATTGGTATTTATGCTGACAATGACGCTAATGATGCTGGTGATATGACCCATAATATCTATAGTGATGTTGCTTCTGGATCTTTAACTGCTGCTAACCTTGTATCTTCTGATGCTATTATCGAGTCACTGCATACTATGGGCGATCACTCTGGTGACCTTGGTGCAATTGCAATGCACTCTGATGTTCGTAAAGAACTTAAGCTTCAAGAGCCTAATAGCTTTATCCCTGCTTCTGAGTCTAATATTGGCTTTGAGACTTATCAGGGTCTAGTTATTGTTGAAGATGATGGTATGACTGTTACTGCTGGATCTAACACACCTTCATACAGCACTTACTTGTTTGGTGCAGGTGCAATTGCTTATGAAAATGATGGCAACATTGTTCTTCCTGAGACAATTGATCGAGTTGAAGCTTCTGGTAATGGTATGGGCGAAGAGATCCTACACACTCGTAGATCTTTTGTATTCCATCCGCAAGGCTTTGAAATGACTGAAGCGACAGCTGATACTCCTGTTACTAAGACTGACTTAGAGACTGCTGCTCGTTGGGATCGTAAAGCTGCTAGTCGTAAGCAAATTAAGATTGCTAGACTATTGTCAAACGGTTAATAAACTATTTAGGGCGCTGGCAATAGAGTCAGCGCCCTTTTTTTTGGAGAAATTTTATGTCAGATAAGAAGAAAGTTGATAAGAAGAAAGTTGATAAGCCTGAAGTTAAAAATGGCTTAGTTGAACTCAAGAAGAAAGAGTCGCTACGTGCAGTTAAGGCAAAGTTGTCAGCACAGCGCACAGTTAAGCGAATGACCGTCAAGGCTATTGCAAAGAGAGTCGAGCAGATTTTAGTCAATTGCCGCAGAGGTAAAGTAAATCCTTGGGATGATAAGTATCTAGCTTTGTATGAAGAGGAAATGAAGTCTAAGAAATAGCGAAGGATGGCGATTATGGCTAAGAAGGTATTTAAGAATGGTAAGATCCGTGGTCGTCGTTCTGGCAATACTAGGATAGTTAAGCCTAGTAAGTTGAAGAAGCTTGCTAGTGTATTTAGGCTTCCAATGTTTAGGGAGGGGAATGATGTCTAAGGGATTTCATAGATCAGGTATAAAAAAGGGTCAAAGAAAGGGCTCTCCAAGGATTATAAAGAAGTCCTCATGGCTTAATAGGTCTAGGTATTCTCTGGTATTGGCGATGGGTAGGCTTGACTTAGATGTGCCAAATTATATATGGCTTAATGATGGTACTGGGGGTATAGC